AGTCTGTCACCGTTGAACAACACCAGGCCCGGACGTAGTGGTAACACTGTGCTGTCAAAATGAGCGAATGCATAAAACTTGTCCGCCATGTGGATCCTATATCCTCTAGGCTCTAATATGGTCTTAAGCCATTGAGCACCCATCTCCGTGCCTGAATTGCTGACTTGGAACAACAAGTCATTGCCTAACCTCACCACGTTTGGAGCGTCAAAAACTATTTCATGGTTACGAGTCGAGGGATTTGCTAAATTTTCAGTCTGGTATATCTCATCTTGTAATATGGGTTTTGGTGCTGAGATCCATTCTGTGCCGCCTTCCATTGCTTCATATAGGAAATCCCTGTATGCTCGGGTCTCGAAATATCTACTTCTCAAAGGTGATGCACAGTCTATTATAAGATTATCCAATGGCAACAAAAGATCCCTGCAGGAGTAGGTCTGATATCCGGTGGTGGTCCATTCCGGTGTGCTGAAGGTCTTGGAATGATCTTGCGGGGTAGGACGCCTGACCTTTACTCCCAATCCTTTCAATGTGTCTGCTAGTTTGTCCAGGTCCTCATTGGCTTCTTCTAAGATTTTTTTATCCATAGGACCTTCTAGATCTTTTACATCGTTGTATTTCTCTGTGGTGAAGCAAAAAGAATGTGTGCTACGATCCATTGTTGGAAACCTAGCATGGGTGGCTGTACCAACGAAACACTCCTCTAACGGATCCCAATCATTATGGCTTGATACTATGGTTTTCATTGTGTTCTTTCCTTACTAGGAGAAAAGGCCAAGTAAGTCTGTATGCGTTCTAGGTCCTCCTTTGCTTTGAGTGTACAGAACTCGTTGGCAAAATGAAACTGCACTTTGTTGTCAATAGCCATGTGCAGTATCTCGTCTGCTCTTGCTTTGTCATTTGGTAGACTGTGTATGCTCAACATCACTATGCCGTCCACTTTCTGCTTGATGTAATGCTCTAGTATGGGTAGCCAAGTCAAAAACTCGTTCTCGAATTGCACACCGCTGTTGTTGATGCCTTTGTTTTTACAATATTCATCTATGACCTTTCGCTGGAAATGTAATGGGATATTTTTGTCGTATCTTGAATTGTTCCCAACGTATGATATAAAAGTCATGCCCGTGTAATCTGCATTATCTGATTGCTCGTAGTCACCTGCGAGTCGGAAAAAGCCTCCGGGCTCTCGGCCATTGTATTCCTCACCTTCCGGAAGCACATGCCAATCTATGGCACATCTTGTCACTCCAGTCTCATTGTTCACATTGCCGTGGATGTGTTCCTGTGTGAAAAGGTGCACTTCGCCTGGAGATTTTTCAACAGGGCTACATATCTGTAGGCACTTTTCTTCAAACTTGTCTAGGCTTAATTTTTGGTCTATCACTTCTCTTGTTAAATTTCTACTGTCTTCTAAGTTGGCAATGCACATAGAGTTGGTGCCAGTTGCTCTGGTCAATGGCATCCACATAGTTGCCATTCCTATACCGTTGTTATAGAATATTCCTTGGTGGAACGGAAGTCTCCTTGCATGTTTGACCTGATCAGGGATAACACAATTCAGTGTCGGTTGTCTTTTGATAAGGTAACGTCTTCCTTGTAATTTTGGTGCTATGTACTCTTCAGCGAACTGATCAAATAACATCATGTACTCTTTTCTGCCAAATGCTTTTTGCACATGCAAACATAGTTCTGATATCTGTGATGGTTCAACTGCCGTGTGTATTGTTTCTAATGATAAAACACTAGGAAATTTTTCTTTGATCACGTTTAAGATCAAGTGCGGGAAGTTGTATTTTTCTATGTCGTAGGTCAACTTATCGTTCTGCCATTGGTCGTAAAAGTAGGGATCACTCATCCTTCATTCTCCCGTCCCATACCCTGGAAAAACACAGCCTGTTCGACTCTGTCCCACGATTGTATTCCTGGAACTGCCCGTGCCGGTCTATGCCAAAGTACACACACGGCGATGCTTCTACATTTAATTTGTCACACATGTCCAACTGCTTTTGTTGATATTTGTTGTATATGTAATCGGCAGGATATTTTTCCATTAGTTTAGTTCCAACAAATGCACTCATCACGTTAATGTAATTGTAATTTTTTTCATTTATCACGTACAGTTGATCTTCGAACTTTTTTCTTTGCATACGTATACCGATCCTATGTAACTCGACGGGAAAGACTTTTGACAGAGACGACACTACGTATTCAATGCATTTATGTGTCAGGTCCACTTCCTGATCAACGGATAGACTGACGTAAGCGAGATCAAGCATCACTGGTACATCATTTTTGTCACAGTCTGTTAATAATTTTTCTAGATAATTTGGTACTGCACCTGTGTCAGAAAACGGTATGCTTATCAACACAACATCATTGGGTCTGATTTCATCCTCGTCAAGCCATGCGAATTTTTCTTTGTACCAAAGACCTTTCATCATCTGGTTGTAGAAGTACTCGCCTTTGGCCAATCTTAGTCTTTTGGATTCTCTGAAACGTATATAAAACTGTGCGAAAGATTCTGTGGTTCCCTGGGTGAAACACAATTCGTTGTAGTCCTCCCACCCTTTGATTTTAGGGTGTGCGGCAAACATCCATTGCTTGTACGTTTGCACGTATTTGCTTTTGATCGCTTCGTTGTCTAACCGTGACTGATTGTCTATGTATTCTTTTACTGCGTCATCCCTCGTCTGGCATGTCTCTGTATCATGTACGCTGTAGGCACCTCCAAACGGTTTTTCTTTATTGTCTGGGAGGGTTGTGTACCTTGTAGTCATCTATTTCAAGAAACCACTGATCTGCAAAGTGTACTTGTCTTCCATGCCGGCATTGGCACCGATGTGTAACACCTCACTGTCCCACATGTGACCACTGCCCTGTTTCCAGTGCGTGTCTATTTCGTCGTTGTACTGTAGGAAGTGTCCTGCTTTCCAGTCCTCGAGGTATATGTTGCATCTCACTACCGTTCTTTTGTTTTCTGGATGCCGAGATTTAATTTTAAAGAATGTGTCTCTGTGTAATGGTATCACATTGCCGGGTGGTTGCATTATGGTGCTGACTGTCACCGGTTCTATGCCTAACTTCTCCCCTAGATCATCGTAATCGCAATCATCCTTGTCCCAGAACTTCTGGTGTATGGTGGTGTTGGCCAACCCGTAAGTCTGAGGGAAGCCGCCTGGAAATTTCTCATGTATGTCCTTGAGTTCCACCACTTGGTGTGCGATACAAGTGCTACCTTTTGGTATTTCCTGTGATAAGAAATGTTTATAGTCTATATCTAGGTGAATTTTTTTATGCATAGTAGTAATTAGTCTACATGATATTGTGATGTTTGTCTACTGGATAAGTTTGGGCTTGTAAACGGTTTTACCATCTTCCTTCATGGCAGTCAGTGATTGCTTACGATTGCCCTCTGACTTGTATGAAACGTGTTATTATGCCTCCAAAATGCATTCACTGTTGTTTCTTTTTTACAAGTTAAACAACTTAATCTATATTTTGGACCTGTTGATTTATGAGGTTTTCTCATTTTAATTTTTGTTTCTGTAGTATGTTGTTTTCCAAACATTGGGTTTCTTTGTCCTTTAGCAATTCCTAGAGTTTTTCTAATTTTGCTTATTAATTTTTTTGTTTGTTCTGAATGTGTACTGCCTAATCTTACTTTATTTCCTTTGTTTTTTAATCCTATTTTTAATTTTGTTTGTTCTGATAATTTGTGACCTTTTAATTTTATACTTTTTTTCTTATTACATAGATCCCCTAAGTTTCCACCTTTTCCCCCTAGTGCTATATTATAAGTATCTTTTCTTTTAATAAAATTCTCAGTAACTATTTCTGCTTCTTTTTTAAAACATTCAACAGGTGTTCCATAACACCACAATATTTCTTTTTTAAAACTGTTGATACCGTATTTTTTTATTGCTTTGTTTAATATTAATCCAGAACCAAAATATCCATCATCATGATGGTTACTGTTAGTTTTAACGCCAACATAAAATTTATTATTATTTAGATTAGTAGTTTTATAAACGTAATTTATCATGCTCTATACATGACCAAGTCCTGCAAGATATACTGTTTTTCTAGTTGCTGGATCTCTTAATGCAGTTAAAATTTGTTTTCTATTGCCTTCACTAACATAACTTACATGAACCCAACCAGCATCAGGTATACCTTTTTCAGCAAACTCTAAAATTAACTGGTCGAATTCTAAATTATCAGCAATCCACTGAGCAACTGTTTCATTTGCCGTGCCTGG